GCCGCCTCCCGCGCCGCCGCCCACGCCGCCGCCGCCGCCCACGCCGCCGCCCGCGCCTCAGCCTCCCGCTCCTCCGCCCGCGCCGCCGCCCGGGCCTTCTCGGCCGCCTCCGCCGCCGCCCACGCCGACTCCGCCGACCTGTCCTCTCCAGGCAGCCACAGATCGGCCCAGTGCTCTACCTCTGGAACGCCGCAGTGGACAGCGTGCTCTCGGACGCCTCGGCCTACTACGCGCCAGATCCACACCGCGCGGCGTGGATGATCGTCGCGGCAACAGACCCAGACACGATCTTGCGCCGCGATGTCCAGATCTAGGATCTCGAGTAACGACAGGCGCTCCCGGCCGGCCCACAGCTCCTCGATGCGCTCACGGGTATAACATCTGCAACACGGCAAATCGGCCAGCATTTCGTCTACGGTCCATGTTTTCATGTCTCGTTTCTCCTCGCTCGGGAGGGGGGTAGGGGATGTCATTGATTAGGCCTCCAGTTGTGTGTTGTGTTACTGCATCTCGATGCGGTAGCGGTCGCCTGTGAGGCCCTTGCGCTTCGCCAGTGCCTCGGCGGCGCGCTGTGCGGCCTCCCATGTGGGATTAATGCGAGTCCTACCGACGACGCCGTAGTCATCATCGGCGAGCCTGTCAATGACGACGCCAGTCCATCCCTCGGCCTGGCGTTTGCCGGAGGGCACAACTATCACCCCGGCGTCTACCAGCGCGCGGCGCATGGCGGCATGTTTGTCGCGACGAGGACCGCCAGGCCACTCCGCGGCGCGCAGTGCGTCGGCCGCCTGTTGCTTGGTAGCGCCATCGGCCATGGCGCCGAGCACATAGCCTAGTCCGTCGTGATTGTGCGTGGCCAGGTAGAGCCGGCCGCCGCTGATTGTGAGTTTGTTGTGTTTCATTTTCTCGTTCTCCTTTTCGCCCTCTCGGGCGTTGAATTCCAAGGTTTTGGGCTTGCGCCCGTGTTTCTGCAGCTTTGCTCACACGTTCAGCATTTCGTCACTCGGTATCGAGTAGGGCCGTTTGCCGTGCATGTCGAACGTTCCGATCCACCCACCGCGAAACCGGACGCATACCACGTATGCGGATTCCGCCCAAATGAACGTGTATCCGAGTTTTTCGAGTTTCTGTTGGCGCGTCATGTCTCGTTTCTCCTTGCCCTCTCGGGCGGTTGTCCTACATATCCTCGCCGCCGGTCTCGCCGGCGATTAGGGCCTTGGCCAAAACCAGGTAACGTCGAAGCGACCGCCGCGTCAGGCGGCGGATATCGGCGCGCGTCTCCGGGCCGGCGAACCGCGCCAGCGGCATGTCGCGCCGAGCGCAGTTGCAGTGGCGGCACGCGGTCACGAGGTTACTCTCGTGGTTAGAGCCGCCATCAGCCTTGCACCGCAGGTGGTCGAGCGTGATATCGGTCGGGGCGGCATCGTGCAAATCGGCGCAACAGTAGGCGCACCGGAACCCGTCGCGGAGATAGATTGCCAACCGCTTCTCGGCCCGAATCCAACACCCAGTCGGCTGATGCTGTCCATTCCGTTTCGAGCTTGCCATGTCTCATTCTCCTCGGCCTCTCGGCCGCGCTTGCCTCGTCTCAACTGTGCCTTTATACATGCAAACACTGTGCCAAGGCACACGCGCTATGCGTAAGTACGTGCTATCCAATGGTTTACGTGTGATTTCGTCACTTGGCATGCTCTTTGCGTAGGGTGACAAAAATCGTCGCAGAGTTACAATTTCTGCGCGGCCATGTGTAAGTGGTGGATTGGTAATGGTTTACGGCTTTTGGCATTTCGGGCGAAGTGACAAAAATGGTCCAGATTGTACTAGGTGGTAGTACGTAGGGGGTAGACGGGGGCGGGAAAGGCGTGATATATCGGGTGTGACAAGCCGGGACGCCGGCGCGTATTCCCCACCCAAGGGGAAGTGGCCCTGACCGTGCACGGGCGGTTAGGGCCGCTTCCTTTTTCGGAGGCGAGGCCGATGGCGACGAGACGCGAGCAGATTGCGAGCGTGTACGCGCTCTGTCGCGAGTGCGCGGCGGGCGTGTGGTCCGAGCGCTGTGCGGGTCCGCCGAGCGCGGAGTACCAACGGCGCGTGGCGAATCAGTTATGGCTGACGGCGCTGGCGGAGAGCGGCGACCTCGAGTGGGATCGGCAGATTGCGTTCGGCGAGGCGACGGAGCGCGGCGGGTGGAGCTGGTGGCAGTTGCAGGACGACTCCGTAACGGAAAGCCTTCGCCGCCTCGATCAGAGGTGCGAGCTCGAGCGCCGGTGTGCGGCCTGGTTATTTGGACGCGGTGGCGAGATCGACCTGGGTCCGATCCGGGCGATAAGACGGCTCGATCGGATGCGTCTGGTACGCCGGTGGCCTCGTCTAGCCGTGCTACTGGCCAGGCTGCACTACCTGTGGGATGCGGAGTTGGTCAGCGGCGACGTCGAGATGCAGGCGGCGTATTGGGTACGCGTGTACAATCGCGGCGGCAAGGCCGATCCGGAGCGATACCTGGCGTGCTGGGCGCGCTGGGAGACGGTAGCGATAGAGGCACAGAGCGACAACGGAGGTATGTGACATGACGAGCTGGCGGACGACCGCAACGGGAGTGATTGCGATCATCGTGGCGGTGTGCGGGGCGGTGACCCAGGTGCTCGACGGCGAGCCGCTGGACCTACAGGCGCTGATCGAGACGATCTTCACGGCGGCGGTGGGCGCGGGATTGCTCGCGGCGCGGGACAACAGCGTGACGAGCGAGCAGGTCAGGCAGGCGGCGCTGCGCAAGAGTCGGGCTTCGAAGTTGCCGATCATTCTGATGTTCTTCGCCATCGCTTCGGGCCTCGCCGCGTGCCAGACCATCAAAGCTAATTTCGCGGAGGAGCTGACCTATCCGGATGGTACGGTACAACAGACCGAGTACCGGGCGATCAGCATCGTGCCGCCCTTCGGCAAACAGGACCTATCGGCGAGCGACTGGGAGTACGTCTGGAAAGACGGCGAGGGGAGTCTCGCGACGGGTCAGCATGCCGAGGGGACCGATAATACCGAGCAGGCTATTGCGCTGGCGACGATCGAGTCGATGGTTGATCGGCTGTGCGGATTGGTGGAGGCCTTGACGGTGTCGGGAGCGACGGGCGTGCCGGCTGCTGTGCCGTAGTGCGGGTTGGGGATCGGACGGATCGGACGGATTGGACGGATCGATTGCGAGTGCGAGACCGACAGCGACGGAAGAGGGTGCGATGAGGGTGCGGATACCGAAAGCGATGGTTGCCGAGGCCGTGCTCGACGTGTCGTTTCTGAGCGGCCTTGGCCTCGTCGGTTGGGGACTCTGGGACTGGCAGCCGGCAGTGGCCAAGGTAGTCATTGGCACCGCGGTGATGTGCCTCTCCTGGCTGATCCTGATGGGTGTTAGCCGCAAACCACGAGGACGGGCGTAGTTGCTGAGAGCGATGACGAGAGCGGTCGCAGAGCTGACCAGCGACCTCAAACATCCGGCAGCGTGGGTGTATGAGGCGCTCGGCGGAATGTCTGAGAGCTCGAGTGGCGTACCGGTGACGGACCGGACGGCGATGAGCTCGAGCGCCGTGCTGTGCGCGATGCGCAACATCTCCGAGGGGATCGGCCAGATGCCGATCGTTTTGAAGTCGGTAGATCGGCCGGAGCAGGGGAGCGCGCATGCGACCGGCGAGCCATTGTACCGGCTGCTCCGCTACTCGCTGAACTCCGAGGGGCTGACCCCGATGGATTGGCTGTCCTGGATGGTCAACTCGATGATGGTGTATGGCAACGCGTACAACGAGATTGAGCGCGATCACCTGGGCGACGTCGTCGGCATTTGGCCGTTGCATACGACACGCATGAGCGTGATGCGCGCCCCGAAAACGAGAGAGCGCGCGTACATCTACGCGCCCGAGAACTCGACGGCCGGGCCCGTAGCGTTGCGGCAGCGCGACGTGCTTCATTTCCGGGGCTACTACACGGGGGGCCTCCTCGGGCTGAGTCTAAAGGACTTGGGCCGGAATGCCATCGGTCTGGCGATTGCTGAGGAGCAATACGGCGGCGCGTTTTTCAAGAACGGCGCGACGATGAGCGGCTTTGTGAAATACCCGACGACGTTGGATGAAGCGGCGCGGGATCGCGTGATGGCCGGATTCGCGAAACAGAAAGGGCTTAACGGGGCGCAACGGGTAGCCATCCTCGACGAGGGGATGGAGTGGCAAAACGCAGGTATCTCGCCGAGCGATGCACAGATGATCGAGCAGCGCCGGTTCCAGGTGGCCGAGGTCTGCCGGGTATTCAACATCACACCTCACCGGCTACACGAGTTGAGCTTTGCCACCTACTCGAACGTCGAGCACCTGGACCTCGACTTCTACAAACACACATTGGCGCCGTGGGTGGTACGAATCGAACAAGAGATGCTGATCTCACTGATCCCGCAAGAGGATTGGCCGAACTACACCATCAGTTTTGATTTTGCAGCGCTGCTAAGGGCCGACACCAACGCGCAGACCGAGCAACAGGCCAAGCTGAGGTCGGCGGGCGTGATGAGCGTCAACGAGATCCGCGATCAGCTCGGCCTGAACCCGATAGGTCCCCAGGGCGACGTGTACACCGTGCCGCTCAACGTCCAGAACGCGGCGCTATTGGTGACCGGCGACGAGCCCGAGCCCGAGCCGACCGTCGAGGGCGATCCGCAGACCAAAGGGAGGCTGGAAACCGAAGGCTTGAGGCTGGAGGAGAGAGCGCATCGCGCGGCGGCGAGTGCGGCGTACCGGCTGAAGCTGCGCGGCGTATACAAGCCGTTGATTGCGCGGGAGGCGCAGCGGATGGTGCGGGCGGAGATCCGTGAGATCCGGAAGATCCTCCAGAAGCACCTGGGGCGCGACGCGACGACGTTGGAACAAGCGTTACGAGACTGGTTTGAAGGTCCGGGACGCGAGCTCATGCGCAACATCATCGAGCCGATCCTGAGGCAGTATGCCGGCGACATCGCCGAGGCCGCTGCGGACGAGCACGGCGAAGCGGCGCCCGACGTAGACGCATTTGTCGACGCGTACGTCGACTCCATGGTCGCGCGGACGGCTGGGAGCCATGACGCGCAGCTCGAGCAGATCGCACGCGAGAGCGAGCAGCCCGAAAACGACCTTGAGCAGCGGCTCGACGAGTGGGACGAAACCCAGGGAGAGAAGATCGGCGACCGCGAGACCGTGCAGCTCGGCGACGCCGTAGCGCGGACCGTATGGGTGTTGATTGGCCTGACGCTGTTTCGTTGGGTTGCGAACGCGGGCGCGTGTCCATTGTGTCAGCAGCTCGACGGTGCGGTGGTCGGTGTGGACATGGCATTTGTGCCGGAGGGCGGGAGTGTCGAGGCGGAAGGCGCGACGACACTTGTAAGCAAAGGCAACGTGTTGCATCCGCCGTTGCACCGGGCGTGTCAGTGCACGATTGTGGCCGAGGGATAAGACAGATCGGACGGATAGGACGGATCGGACCGATGGAGATAGGGCGATGAGAAAGCAGCAGAGCGAGCGACACGGCAAAGGGTATCAGCAGCGAAGCATCGCCGATGGGACCTTCCAGGAGGTCCGCGCGTTGGCGGATGAGGGCGGCGAGGAGCTGACGCGGATCCAGGGGTACGCCGTGGTATTCGACCAAGAGGCCTACGGCGAGGTGATCCGGCCGGGCGCTTTCACAAAGACCTTGCAAGAGACCCCCGAAATTCGCGCGTACTGGAATCATAACTCAGACATGGTGCTTGGGAGGAGGAGTAACGGGACCCTGGTGTTACGTCAAGACGAGCGCGGTCTGTGGGCGGAGATCACGCCGAACCGAGCGACGAGTTGGGGGCGCGACGCGCTGGCGAGCGTAGCGCGGGGCGACGTCAAAGGGATGAGTTTCGGATTTCGGATCACCAAGAGCAAACAAGAGAATTCCGGGGCGGTGTTTGAGATCCTCGAGGTAGCGCTGAGAGAGATCTCGCCGACACCGGACCCTTGGTATGACCAAACGAGTGCAGAGGCGCGTGAATGGGCCGAGGAGACCGACGAGGACCCGGGTCCAGTGACCCAGTCGGCGGACGTCGAGGCGGATCGGGCGCGCAGGGAACGAGCAAGAGCACGCGAGATCGCGATTAGGCGACTCGCACAATAGGAAGGGACGAGTTATGCGGAAGCGTTTCAAACAGATCATGGACCGCATGCAGGCGATCCATGAGTTGTCCGTGAAAGAGAGTCGGGACTTGACAGCCGACGAGGATCGGGAATTCCAGGAGTTGGGCGCCGAGAGCGAAGCGCTCAAGGTGCGGATCGAACGCGAAGACAAGCTTGCGCGGACGCGGGCGTGGGCCGGCGCCAGCCAAGGGACCCAGACGCAGCCGACCGGACAGCAGACAGACGGCGACGGCGGCGGAGCGCGGTCGCAGTGGCGGAACATCGGCGAGTTTGTGGACGCGGTGCGTCGCAACGCGCCGGAAGTTCACGAGCGGGCGACCACGTCGGCGAGCGGCGGCACAAGCTTCCTGATCCCCGAGGTTGTGAACCAAAACATCCTCATGGTGGATCCGCTCGAGGTTGCGTTGCTCGACGCCGTGACACCGTTGCGGGCGACAGACAATCCGGATGCGCCGGAGACCTTCCCCGTGCTCGATCAGAGCGAAGACGAATTCGGCGAAGACGGCTGGTACGACGAGGAGGAAGGCGTGGCGCCGACCGAGAGCGGCGCGACGCTCAAGGGCGTGACGCTTCTTCCGCGCGGCAAGGTCAGGCTGCTGCGGATCTCGCAGCGGACGATCACAAACGCGACGCAGTACCCGGCGTTTCTCGAGGGTCTGATGCGGCGATCCGTCAGCTCGCTCGTGGACAAGTACCTTATCAGGGGTACCGGCGTCAAACAGCCGCAGGGCGTCAGATACGCGGCGTGCAAGATCGCGGTGACGCGCAATACGAGCAGCCAGCTCAAGTTCGCGGACTTCGTGGCGCTCAAGACGGCGTTGCATCCCTCAAGCTACGGTCGCGCGCGGTTCCTTGCGTCGACGAACACGCGGCCGTACATCGAGGGCATGGTCGACGACAGCAAGCGGCCGATCTTCGGGTCGCCGGACGTTGCCGGCAAGCGGCCCGAGATGGTGTGCGGGATCCCCATCAAGTTCTCCCAGCACTGCGCGACGCTGGGGAGCCAGGACGATCTGATGCTCGTTGACCCGGGCATGATCCTTTTGAAGTACGGCTACGGCCCGGCGATCGCGATGAGCGAGCACCAGTACTTCGCGGAGGGCTTGGTGGCGGTCAAGATCATTGTGCGGCTCGATGCGCACGTGTGGGCCAACGCGGCGATGACGCTGGCCAACGATCACCAAGTGTCGTACGTAGTCGGCCTGAAGTAGGCCGGAAACGAGGAACAACGCGGGCCTAGACAGCCCCGATGAAAGGACATGAGAGATGGCAGGCAGACTGTACGAGGGAAGCAAGGTGGATGTGGGACTGGTCCCGCAGGCCTTGAACAACACGAACGTGACGGGTGCGTATCACCCGTTTGACCGCGCCCGTGAAATGCTGGCGGTATTGATCGTTGGCGCGATGGCGGCGACGAAGACGGCGATCCTCGCGTTGTACGAGGCGAAAGACGCGACGGGGACGGATGCGCAGGCGCTGACCGATAAGAGCGTGACGATCACGGCGAACACGAAGGTGACCAAAGTCACGTTGACGCTCGCGAGTTTCGCGGCCGGCGAGACCGTGGTGATCCAGCGCGGCAGCGACACGGCCGTGACGTTCACGGCGCACGCCAGTACGACGACGGCAGCCAACCGCGAATTCTCGATCGGCGGCGACGACACCGCGGACGCTGCGGCGCTGGCCGGGCTCATTAACAACGCCACGTATGGCGTGGATGGCGTGCTGGCCAGTGCGGCGACGGGCGTCGTGACGCTGACGTTGACCGAGCCCGGGCGCGGGACCCTGACCGTGACGTCGACGAGCACGCATATCACGATTGCGACCGTCGAAGCGATGGCATACGTGGCGTTGCTCGACGAGGAGTTGAGCGACGGGTACACGCACGTCGCGGCGAAGGTCACGACGACGGCCAACACCGTGGTCGCGGTCAACCTCATTTCGACCGGTCTCCGGTATGGCAGCGACCAGAGCGTCGCGGCCCAGACCGAGTAGGTGCTACCTCCGAGCGGGAGGGCGGCTGGACGCTGTATGACGGGCGCTGGCCGCTCTCCCGTGAGGGAGTTGCGCGACGCGAACAATCGGCCGGAGCGGACCGATAAGAGGATGGAGCCATGGGTAAGCGGCGATATTGGTTGTTGACGGCGGTGGCCGTGGTGGCGGCGATCCTGCTGGACCTCGGCCAGGTATGGGCCATCGATGCGTACCGGACGAATCTCGACGAGTGGCATGGGATGGACTATGCGATTGGGACCGAGACGGCGGTACTGACGGCCGAGCCAGGCGTGAGCTTCCTGCTCGATCACGTGGCAGTGTCGATTAACACGGGTACGCTCGCGACTGATGAGGACCTGACGATCACCCGCGACGCGGGCCGAGGCGAGGCCTACGACCTCGTGATCCATACGGACAGCCTGTCGACGAGCACCACGACGCTGACGAGTTGGTGGTGGGCCCCGACGCGTCCGATCCGGTTTTCGGCGGACGACAAGATCGTCGTGGACTTTCCAAACGACAACGGCAAAGAGTGGACCATGGAAGTAGTATACGAGAAGTGTCCATAGGAGCGGCGATGAGACCCACGCGAAGCGATGAGCGGACGGCGGTAAGGCCGAAAGACGGCGAGCGGACCGCGGTGAGGCCGAAGGGCAAATGAACTGTTACGCGACACTCGACGATTTCAAACTGTTGCTGGGGATCAGCGCGACGACGTACGACACGTTGTTCGTGCAGATCCTCGAGGCGACGAGTCGCGAAATCGAGGGCCCGCAGATTGCGAACCGCTGGTTTTGGACGTATAGCGGAGATCGCTACTATGATGGTATACCAAGCGGGCTGAGTCGGATGGTGATCGACGATGCATTGGCCATCACCGCGATTGTGGCAGACACCGAGCAAGACGAGACCTACGACGGCGAGGAGTGGGTGGAGGGGACCGACTATCGGACGGGTCCGTACAACGAGCCTGTTGTGCAGTGGATTGACAATCTCGATCAGGCCGACTACCGCTTCCAGGCCGGGAAGCGGCTGTACAAGATCACGGGGACCTGGGGCTATGGCGACGGGCGGGGCAATGCGTGGACGACGACGTCCGTGACCGGGACCGTAGCGACGGCGGCCGGAACGACACTGACCCTGAGCGTGTCGGGCGGAGTCACGGCGGGTCAGACCCTACTGATCGAGAGCGAGCAACTGTACGTGACGGCGGTTAGCGGGACCTCGGCGACCGTGACGCGCGGAGTGAACGGGACCACGGCAGCGGCGCATTCCGCCAAGGCGATATCGGTGGCGGCGTATCCGGAGATCGTAACGAGGGCGTGTCTGTTTTTGAGCGCCGAGGCATGGAAAGGCATGCGAAGCGCCGGCCTGAGCGAAATGCAGATCGGGCAATGGCGCGAGAAGTATAAGGCGACGGGCGTGTGCGGTCGACACCGCATCTGCACGCCGGTGAAACGATACGACGGACCCTTTCGGAGTGTAGTAGACTGATGTGGAATACCACGTGCAGCACGCAGCGGAAATCGCTCGGGACCAAGGGCCCGTTGAACGAGCCGGCCGAGACCTGGGCGACGAATCTCACCGGCGTGAACTGTCGGCTCGAGGGCCGGGCCGGGAAAGAGGAATCGACGGTCGCGCAGGTGGTTGATGCGACCGGTTGGTTATTTTGCGAGGCCGGCGTGGACATCGTCGAGACAGATCGCGTGGTGGTCTGGAGCCGGACGTTTGAGGTGCTGTACGTGAATCGGGAGCCTGGCGGAGTGACAGACCACCACTACGAGGTGGCGGTGAAGGAGATCCGGGTGTGACAACAGAAGACGCGGCGAGGGCGGGCCTGATTGCATTGCAGAAAGCGCACGACGATTGCAAGGCGGACCGCAGAGCTAACGAGACCGACCTATGGTCAGCGCTGAACAAACTCCGAGACCGCGTCGACGAGGTGATGATGAAACGGTTGCCGCTTTGGGCGACGGCGCTCATTGCGGTGCAGAGCGGCGCGATCGGCTGGTTGATGAGCGCGCTATTTGGGGCAGACGGATGAGCGACGATGTGAAGGCGACCTATCGGCTGAAGCTGCACGAGGTTATGGAGCGCGTGAAGAACAACGTGGAGGCAGAGATCGCCGAGGCGGCCGAGGACGCGGCGACGCTGGCCAAAGCGTTGGCGCCGAAGAGGACCGGCGCGATGGCGGCGAGCATCCACGTCGAAAAAACGGATGGCAGGGCCATCCTGAAAGAGAATTTCCCTGGGGCGTTCAACGAATTTGGGACGGTGCGTCAGCCGGCGACACCGCACATGCTGCCGGCAGCGCTGAGCGCCAAGAAAGCGGTGGTCACGGCGGCCGGCCAGAAGGGGTTGGTATGAGCGCCAGGGCGGCAGTGATACAGCATCTTCTGGCGACGGGCACGACGTTATACTCGCTTGTTGGGACGCGCGTGTATCCGGGCCGATTGGCGGAGGGGTGGAACAACACGACGGCGGCGGTGTGTGTGGATCGTCCTGGCGGTGCGCCCGATCCCCTGGTGGGCGTGGACAACGGTGTGTTTTCGATCCGCTGCTACGGCGGGTCTCCGTTGCAGAGTGCGGCGGAGTCCGTGGCGGACGCGGTTCTGTCGCGACTGGATAGACAGTACAGTCAATCGACGAGCCAGGGGCGGATCGTTTGGGGGCGGTGCCGGCAGCGGATATCGAGTTGGGATCCGGACTTTGAACGGTGTCCGGTGGAGATACTGTTAATGGATGTAACGGTGGACTAACACGGGCCTGAGGCCCGGGAGGATGGAGAGATGACGGACATCAATGCGGACTATGGTGCTCCCGAGGCGGGAGGGCCGGCGTGGTACCTGAGCAACACATACGCGGAGACCATGGTGGCCCTGGCGGCGCTGCTGCCGGAGCTGGACGACGCGGACACGACGATCGGCGATCTGAGTGTCGACGAGGTGCAGAGCGTGACGCTGACGGCCGCGTCGGGCGGGACGTTCACGTTGAGCTTCGGCGGCGAGACCACCAGCGCGATCGCGTACAACGCGGCGGCGGCAGCGGTTGAGGCGGCGCTCGAGGCGCTGACCACAATCGGCGCGAACAACGTGAGTGTGAGCGGCGAGGCAGGCGGACCGTACGCGGTGACGTTCACCGAGGGCCTCGGCGAGCAGGACGTGGCGCTGATGACGGCAGACGGAGCGAGTCTGACGGGAGAGGGCGCTGCGATTGCGGTGGCGGTGACGACGGCGGGCGTGTGCTGGATTCCGATCCCGGTGATGGACCAGAGCACCGTGAAGTTTATTGAGGAAAGCGAAGACATTACGCCGCTCAACTCATTGTGGAGGACAGCGGACTGCGTGACCAAGCTCGGGATCGAGGAGATCACCGTGGTCAATCCGCGTGCGGACGTGAAGTCCTTGACGCGCTGGCTGCGCAACGCGACGCAGTCCGACACGGCGGCAGGTGCGAGCCAGGTGGGCCGGTACGATCTGGAGTATGGCGCGCAGCCGTTCCAGACGGTCTACCGCCACCTGCTCGGCGTGCGGCGGAACCATTTGGGGTATTGGACCCTGATCTGCTTTCCGAAAGTGCGACCGGTCCAGAACTTCGAAATCCCGTTTGGCGGCCAGACGATCAAGACGGCCGGCAAGCTCAAGGTCTTCGCGCATGACGGGCTCGACGGCGACAACAACTTGATGATCATCTGGGAGATGAGGGCCGCGGCCACGAGTTAGGCTGGAGGCCCGAGGCAGTGTGCAGGACGGGGCCCATGGGCCGGATGGGTCTATGGGCCCCTGAGAAAACAACGCGGAGGTAGACGGACATGACAGAGCGAGTGGTAGAGAGCATTGACCAGTACGAGGAGAGCGACCTGGCGCTGAACACGCCGGTGCATCTCTTCACGTTGCCGGGCGGGCCGGTGTCGACGCGTGCGCTTCCGATGGCGTCGGGGCGGACCTGGTGCAAAGCCGCGCAAGAGGCGATCATGATTGCCCGTGAGGCGGAACGGCTGGTGCGCCATTCCAACGAGCTGACGGCCGAGATCGGCAAGCGCGGGACAATTTTCCTCGGCTCCGAGGCAGACGCGAGGAAAGCGGAATATGACCAGCTCGCCGAGGAGAGCGACCGGACGTTTCGACGGCTCAAAGATCTCACCGACGAGTACCACGGCAAGATCGCGGAACTGGTAGCGAGTTATCTGGAGCAGACGGGAGTGGCGTGCGATATGGCGACGGCGACGATGAGTCAGATCAACGCCGCGTTCGACACGCTGTATCAGTTGACGGACCCTACGGCGCTCGCTCAGTTGTTGACGCTGCGCAAGCGTGCGAGGCAAGTGGCCGACCTAGCGAAGGCGAGCGAGAAAAAATAGGTTGGCGCCACCCTGAGGGCGCGCTCGTCGTGATGGCGGGCAAGGCCTTGGGGGTGGACCCGTGGGAGATTGTCGAGCGGTGGACGTGGTGCCAGTTTTGGATCGCGTACAAGACGCTCGAGGACGCGGCGATTGCCGAAGAGTGGGCGATCGAGCAAGCAAAGAGTAACGCGAGGGAATACGCGCCGAGCGCAACCGGACGGGAGCGGCCAGGCAGGACGATGGGTCTGAACGCGCTATTTGACTGGGCACGAGCCAACGGGCACGTGCGCAAGCTACCGTGCCGGAGACGCGATCGATGTCGATGATCACAGACGGCGGCGACGTTGAAATCAGTATAGTTCCACGGCTCGAGGCGCTGAACAAGGGGATGGTCGACGCCGAGACGCAGATGCGTCAGCGCTTCGGCGAGATCTCGAGGACGGCCGGGATCGCGATGACGGCGGTGGGCGGGGCCATCACGGCGGGGTTTGGCGTTTCGATCACGATGGCGGCCGATTTCGAGCAGGCCATCACCAATGCGGCCAGTGTGACGGGGAAAACGGGCAACGAATTCGAGATCGCTCGAGACAAGATGGGCGCGCTTGCCGAGACGTTGGGCCAACAGACCGTATTTTCGGCGAGCGAAGCGGCCAACGCGTTCTACGATTTGTCCAGTAAGGGCTTCGACGTCGCGGCGATGAGTGTCGGCGAGCTCAAACCGATCCTCGATTTAGCGGCGGCGACGCAGACCGATCTGACTCGGACGACAGAGATCACGACGAGCACGCTGCGCGGATTTGGCTTGCAGAACCAGGACACGACGCGCATCGCCGACGTGATGACTAAGGCCGTTGGTGCGACCGCGGCAAACATGGACAAGTTCGGCACGTCCATGCCCATTGTATCGACGGCGAGCGCGACACTCGGGGTGAGCCTCGAGGAAACTGTTGCGGTACTGTCACGGCTGTACGACAAGGGTATAGATGCGAGTACGGCCGGGACAGGCCTCCGCAACGTGATGATGGACCTGACGGTCGGGACTCCGGACCTGGACAAGGTGCTGGCCGAGCTCGGGTTGACACACGAGGACCTCGATCTCAAAACGGTTGGGGTAGCCGGCGCGTTCGAGCGGATGGCCGCGGCCGGGATGACCGGCGAGCAGGCGATGGCGGCGTTTGGCAAGCGCAACGGTACGGTGGCGGCCGCGATCCTGGACAGCACGGGATCCATTCGGCAGCTCGAGGCCGACCTCAAAAACGCAGGCGGAACGGCGAGCACGGTTGCCGAGCAGCAGCTTGATACGCTCGGCGGTCAGATGGAACTGCTCAAGAGCGCGATCGAGAGCGTGATGATCCCGCTCGGGCAGATGTTCATTCCGATGTTGACCGACCTAGCTAGGACGGTTGCGCCGATCATCGCGGGCATGGCGGAATGGATAAAGGGCCACGAGACGCTCGCGAAGGTGATCACGTACAGCGTAGCCGGCCTCAGTCTATTTATGGCGGCGGCGGGCCCCATCCTGATCATGCTTCCATCCATGGCGTCGCTTCTGTTCATGCTTGGCGGAGCGAGCGGCTTTGGCGCGATGGCCGCGGGCGCGACAGCAGCGGCGACAGGGATGGGCGTATTGACCACGGCCATAGGCGGAGCATCTGCTGCGCTGTTAGCTCTTGCAGCGCCGACCGGCCTATTGGTAGTAGGGACGGCGTTGATCGTTGGTATGGGCGCCGCATTGATCGCGACTGCGAATGCGTATGACCAGCTTGCGGACTCCGAGCGCCGGCTCGAAGAGCAGAACGAGCGGGCGAATGCGCAAATCGAGGAGCGCGGAGTTGCGCTGAACCGCCTGGCCATGAGCGAAATGGACCAGGCCGAGGCGAACGCATACCGAACGGAAATGGAGCGAGCGTCGCTCGAGGGTCTGGCGCGGGCGTGGTTCGAGCATTTCTCGGGCCGGGAGGAGACCGAGGCGGAGTACACGCGGATCCATGGGCTGCTGCTCAACGAGGGTATCAGCGCCGAGGAGGCCGCTGCGGCGGTGTCCATGGGATTGGCCGACAGCAAGCTCGAGATGCTGATGAGGGCCGACGAGACGCAGACCCAGTCGCTGCTGGAGAGCCTCGGGGTGCGTGCGCGGGCCGAGCAAGACGCCAACGTGACGTTGGCTAACGCGGCCATCGAGGCGGCCAACGCGCGTCAGACCGCGTTTATCGAGACCGCATACAACATTGCTCAGCGAGAGACCGAGGCAGCCGAGCATACGGCGAGCGTTTGGCAGCGGGCCTGGAGCTGGATCCACGGGCTGTGGGGTGGCGGAGTCCAGGCTCCGGGCCCACCTGCCATGCAGGGGTATCGGGACGGCGGCGTGGTGGGGTTGGCTGGTTACGCGATGGGCGGAAACGTCGGCATTGACGTGCAGGCCTTCCGCTGGAACGAGAACGGCGGCGAGATAGCGGTCGCGCCGGTCGGGACGAGGGTGTTGCCGCACGCCGATGCGGTGATGGTAGCGAGGGACGCCATCGCGAGCGCGATGGGAGGAGGCGGTGGCGGCGGCGGGCTGACGGTCAACGTGCACATGCCCGGAATGGTTGTGCGCGAAAAGGCGGACCTCGACTACCTGTTGAAGGGGATTGGCGAGGCGGTGGCGTCGCGGGTGCAGGTACGCGGTGGCCGGATGGCGACTGTACGAGGGTACTGATATGGGAGCGTTTGAGTTTGGCGGAGTGGACGCCGGCGACTACGGTCTAACGGTCGTTGGCCGGAGTACGCCGCCCGGGATGGCCGATCCGCAGATGCACACATTTGACCTTTTGGGCCGGGACGGCGTGCTGATCGATTGTTCGAGACGCAAGCCCATGTACATCACCGCAGAGTGCATGATCACGGCCGCGACGAGACTGCTGGCCGAGGGCTATCTCGATGGATTGTATGCGGCGCTCGATCCGCTCGAGGGAGAGCAGCTCCTCGTATTCGACGATGATCACGTCGATGGCCGGGATGACCGCGGCTACATGGCCATTTTGCAGGCGCCGAGCCGGCCGTATTGGAAGGCGGGCGGGCTGGCCTACTCGATCCAGCTCGCGTGGTTGGTACCTGGCGGCGTACGGATCGGCGTCGAAGATGTGGAGCAGGAGTGTACCATCGAGAGCAGTCCCGACACGTGGGACGTGCCGGCCGACATCGGCGAGGTGGCGCAGACGGTCGGAGGCCAGCTCGAGGCATATCCGGTGTATGTGATCACGAACACGAGTGCAGTGACCGCGACAGGCGTGAAGTTGACGAACGTAACGACCGGTGACGAGCTCACTTGGACGGGCAGCCTCGCACAGGATGAGCAACTGAAAATAGACGCGCGCCGGGAAATCCAGACCGTGTATCACTCGGACGACGAGGGCGCGACCTGGACGGTCAGCATGCAGGGTGTTACGTTGGGCGATCCGTTTCCGGCCTTACGGGCGGGCGTGCAGAACCAGCTACGAGTGACCGGCGTCACGGCCGGGACGCTGGAGATGACCTATCGGGAGAGATTCCTATGACGACATGGTTGCAGGCCGAGAATTTCATCGACCTCACGCTGGCCTCGGGCCTGGCACAGAGCGCGACGACGATGACCGTCGAGACAGGCGAGGGCGCCGAGCTCGAGGGTCACCTTCCGTGTCGGCTCGTGATCGGGTCTGAGATCGTGACGGCCACGGAGCGCAGCAGCGACAATGTGACCATCGAGCGGGGCGCCGAGGGGACGGCCGACGTGGCGCACTATGCGGGGGACGCCGTGACCATGGCGCCGACCATCGCCTACGTGCAGCAGTTGCAGGAGCGAATTGACCAGCTCGAGCGCGTGCTGGCATTGGCCTGGGGCGGCGGCGACGGCGTGATCCGAGAGGCGCCTGCGAGCACGTCGCTGGAGGTCGTGGCACAGGGCACACCGGATATGACCGTCGAGGTGACGGCCGGGTACGCCGTCATCAGCGGCAAGGTGGAGGTGCTCGACGCCGCGTATACAACCGATGCGATCTCGGCACCGACCGGAGGTAGTCCCGGCGACCTGCGGAGGATCGACCTGGTGGAGCTGACGCTCGATGTCGGCGTGCAGATCGTGACCGGGACGGAGAGCGCGACGCCGAGCGCGCCGAGCGTCGACGCAGACTCGATCTCGATTGGGCTGATCCATTGCCGGCGCGGGATGACGAGCATCACGGACACTGACGACTCGAGCAACGGGTACATCACCGATGCGAGGACATTTGTCTGATGGGCAGGCAATTCGGCAGATACCCATGGGGGCAGGAGCTGTGGGGCGGGCTGGCCGCGGATACCGCGCCGACCGACATGACGTCGCGCCGGTGGTACACGATTGAGGTGCAGGATCCTGACGATCTGACGCTGATGCGACTGCCGAACTGGGGCAGTGGGCATTGGACGCAGCGCGTGTGCAGGGCGCCCGAGCTCGAGATCACCTATCCGCTCGACGATCCAGCGGTCGAACACCTGGTGGCCCCCAACCAGGTGGTGCTGATCGACGAGGCAGGGGAGATCATAGACCGGTTTGTGATCGCGAGCAGGACGCGGCGGTGCTCGGCAGACGGCTACCCGTACGTGAGCGTGCACTGCTATGGGACCATGGCGCTGCTCGGGCGTGGGCAGGGACTCAATTACTCGACGACGGCCGCGACGAGCGTGGCGGAGATCCTTGAGGCGCTGCTGGCGGAGCAGGAGACGACGGTGTACCAGCCCATCACGCTCGGGACCGTCGCGGCGGCCATCGGCGGGCTGTCTCGGACGCTGACGACCGAAAACGGTAACATCCTCGGGGCGCTGGATGACCTGTGGCGGACCGTGGGCGGGTATTACGAGGTGGACGCGCAGCGGCGGCTGAACTGGCGACGGTACCTCATCGGGACGCCGGGACAGGAGATACGGCGGTCGAAAAACCTTGGCGACCTGGCGATAACCGAGGACTGGTGGAGCATCCGGACGCGGGTGATCGCCTACGGCCGAGGCAAGACGGACGAGGCCCGGCTCAAGGCGACCGTCGACGCGGACAACCAGGGGACCTACGGCGTAGTGACCGAGGTGGTCGATGATACCACGATTTGGGATGAGAGCCAGCTCGCGAGCATGGCAGCCTCGACGCTGGCCGACGTGTCGACGCCGGCGAAACGCTACGCGGTCGGCATGATCGACCTAAGCCAACTGTCCGGCGACATCGATTACAGTCACGAGGTGTTACGGCTGGGGGCGCGTGTGCGCGTCATCGACGAGAGTCTCGACGAGGCCATAGAGACGACGATTGTAGCGATCGACCGTGACCTGGCCGAGCCGGCGAGAATCAAAATTGAGGTGAGCGATCCGGACGCCGGCGTAGAGGCGTGGGGCGGCAATGCGCCGACACGGAGCACAGATGTAGCGGATCTGCTGGCCGACGTGCTCGATAGGCTGGACGATGTGACAATCCGTGACGATGGGACGTTTCGCTCGTTGCGCGATCTGATCGACCCCGAACTGGACGACCTATCAGACCTGATCCACCACAGCCTGGACACGCACGCGGGCAATCTCGATGAGGCGCTCGAGGACGTGTTAGGCGCGATCGAGGATATCGTAACGTGGGACCTGGACACGCACGCGGGCAATCTCGATGAGGCGCTCGAGGACGTGTTAGGCGCGATCGAGGATATCGTAACGTGGGACCTGGACACGCACGCGGGCAATCTCGATGAGGCCCTCGAGGACGTATTGGATGAAGGCATCATCGCAGAGACTGTGGCCGATGCCATCGAAGGGGCGATCCAGACAGATGAGGGCGTGCAGTCGCAGATCGCGGGCATCGTGGAGGATTCCGCGAGCGATGCCACGCCGAAAGCAGTAGCGGCCACAGGCGCAGCAGGGACATCGACCGCGCTGACGCGAGACGATCACGTGCATGCGTGCAGCCGCTATAACACCGCGATCCCATCGCCGAGCAGCGCGACGCCGCAAGCGGTTGCAGCGGCCGGCGCGGCTGGCACGTCGGCCGATTACTCGCGAGCGGACCATGTGCATGCAGGTCCGGCCTGGTATACGGCCGCGACGGCCGCAGCTCTCGGCACGCCGACACTTGATTACGCCTTGGGCTTCTCAACGAGCGATAAACACAGCTGGATATGGGATGACGACAATGGTAGGTGGCTCGGGCTGGACACGCTCGACGCCGTGACGCCGAGTTAGGAGGAGAGTTATGCGACATGCACTGTATTGGATAGTTCTGATGGGCATCGTCGTCGGCGCGATTGGGATCGGCGCCGCACCGCGAATGGTGGAGGAGCTGTCGGTGGGAGGTGGGTACGATGATCCCGATGGAGGGATGGATGTCGACGCCGAGGGAAACATGCGGTCCAACGGAGACCTGCTGATTGATGGGCAATTATCGGTGGGTATGACATCATCCGAGGCCGTACTGGTAGGCGACGCCTCGCTGTCGATTGGGACCCATCGCAACAAGTACATAGCGTATTTCGAATTCAAAAACCCGTCCGCGGCCGTGAATAGCGGAGACTCGTATCTGTATCTTGCGCCCGAGCGGGCGGAAGGGAGTAATGGCAACTGCGACGTCATACTCTGGGGTATACGGTCTCAATCCACGAGCGGTGCGGCCAGGCTGAGATTGCAGACGCCAGGGTCCTACACCGATGTAATCACGCTCAATGGGCAGACTGGCGACGCGTCGATCACGGGCAACACGACCCTCGGTAATGCCTCGACGGACACGATCACGTGCACAGGCCGGCTGATCGTGCGGAGTGTGACAGACGCCGGGCCGATGACCGCTACGGCAGGCACGACGGCCGAGATCGTGTGGAACACGTCGAACTCGACGGCATATTTCTGCACCAGCGGGGGATCGCCGGCTACGTGGCACGCGCTCTGGTAAGGGTGCCCACATTGACCCACAAGATCCGCGATCTTTTGGGCACCCCTGTTTTCCTACAAGTTCTTACTCTTCTCTTGCGTCACGGCGCATTTCCTCCTCAAGTTCGAGCCGATGGAGAAAAGCAAACAATTATCAGTTTGTGTGTATGGGAGTGCGTTGTGTTAAAAAGGTGTTGACATCGCGCGAATGATGTGATATGTTTGGGGTCGAGAAAGGGGAAACGAGATGAAGATCCTGACAACGAGAGAGGCGGCAGACGCGTTGCGCGTAACGCCTGAGACAATCCGCAGGTACGTGCGAGCCGGTGCGATCGATGCGACTACGACACCTGGAGGCGATCTCCGGATCGCGTCCACCGAAATCGACCGTTTTCTACCGCAGGGTGAGGAGCCGACCTCGTGACGTCTCTTTTGACTACGCGCGAGGTGGCGCGACTCCTGCGCCTCTCGCCGGCGAGAGTGGCGGAGCAGGCGCGCTGCGGCAGATTGCCGGCCGTGCGGATCGGCGTGGGGGCGTGGCGCTTCGAGCGCAGCGCCATCGAGCTGATAATCGAGGAGGGCAGGGGGAAGCCAACGGAATCAGGCGACACACCAGTACCGATTGCTATGGCGATCGACAACCTATTCGGAGGAGCACACGATGGGACTGAGCGATGCGATCAGGAAACGGGCAGGCAACGAGGTGGGCGACGGAGTGGGTGGGCGGGAGCAACCACGCGGGCGGGCGCCGGAGTCCGAGGGAGATCGGACGGATAGGACCGATGGGACGGATAAGGGCAATCCAAAATGGAAGGCACTCGACGGCCAGGGCTTTATCACGCAGATCGAGGTCGACGTCGTGTGTAGTGGGGTACTCCAGAGGCTGACGCTTGGAGGACTCGCACCGACCGAAGTCGCCGCATTCCTGCGCGAAATCGATCCGCAGGTGCAGTTCCGGGACTCGTTCCCGGTACGCGGCGGGGGAAAGCGAGACACCAAGGACGGAGTCTGCCTGTTTCTTCAAGGCGACGTGAAGGACGCTGGTGCGTTCTGGAAGCTCGTTTGCCAGAGCGGCGACGAGACGGTGACCGTCGACGTCAGTAAGCGGAGATCCGGGACATTTGTCGAGGACGTCATCGGGCTCGG